ATTCGGTTTAAACGTCGCTTCGCACTCCGAATATCCTTGCACATAGTTCGTGAACCCGCTGATTGCGGTCGGTTGCTTTGGCGCGAGCGTGACGTTCGTCGCGTTGATCGTTGGTTTGACACTTGCCGGAACAGTCAGTGCAAATGATGCCGTGACCGGGCTTCCTATCTGCGTAGCGCCGTTGAATGTCGTTACCTCGACCTTTGCCGTGACACTCGTTGTCGTCGGCATGCTAAGCCGCCATGCGGTCGGAATCGCGTACTCGGTTGACGTGCCGATGCCCGTCTGCTCCGCCTTGTATGTCGCTGTGGCATAGCCAGCGCCGATATAGTAGCGCACCCGATGGGTGTACGCTGCCAGTTTGCGCGAGATGTTGACCGTTATTTTGTTCGTGCCGTTCACATCAACGGACGTTGTATGTGACGTGATCGCGCTCGCGCGCGGTATCTGGTAGAGCACCGCCGTGCCGCTGCACGAAATCGACGAGACGCTTGTTCCTGCCATCTTCCCGGACGCGCTAATGCTGATCGACTTCGTGCCGTCGTCGTTGTGCGCTATGTTCGCTACCGTATGCCAGATTATGTCCACCCATCCCGTACCGGGTCCGATCGTGCGCGGGAAGTCATCCCACGTCAGTTTGTTTCCGTTGATCGTGATAGACGCATCTGTGCCACCGGATGTAGTTTCGTACCCTGTGCGTGTGCGAAGTTGGAGAGTTGCTTTGACAGTTCCTTTGTTCCCGGCAATGTCTACGGTTTCTTCCCACACAATGCGGGAATCAATTTTGCTGTTTGAAGTTGTCCCGTTGATGATGCCCGTTATGTCTGCCATATCAGCCCACCCACTTTATCGAAAAGCCGTTCGTCGTGTCGATTTTCCATTTGTCGCTCAAGTTGATCGAGTTGGTCACGTTTATATCTGTCACATAAAGCGTTTCGTTTGAAAAATACGCCTGTTCAACGCCGTTTTTCCAGAACGATAGCCGCTCCGACGTGAAGCAAGCATACATCTCTGGTGACGTAACGATCTCATTGTCGTCAACAATGACACGTGACAGGTTCTTTCCGACTACGACGCCAGCTTCCGGCGACCCATCTTCATTGTAATGCACGACGCCGATTTTGATATACTGCTCCGTCTCGACCTTATAGCTCTCGAATCCAGCCATTGAATCATCAACCGCATCCAGTCTTGATTCATAGTCGAATCCCATTACAACGCCCTCGGCCGTCGTCGTGATCGTATTTATCAGTTCCTCTTGAAACGCGCCAAACTCGGATACTGCAACATAATCTTTTTTGAGCGTTTCAGTAATTACGTCCATCTCGGCGCGCACCGTGTCCGCCGTCTTGATGATCAGCGCGCGCATGTTTTGGTAAGCCTGCGATGGGGGAGTAGTATCATCCCCGCCGCCTGCCGCGACCGCCGCCCGCTGCGCTTCTGCCACGCCCTGCGATACTTGCACCTGATTCGCGTCAAGCGCGTTGAGCGCCCTTGTAAGCTCACCACTGAACTTATAGAGGTGTCTATACACCTGATCGAGCTTGTCCTTCTCCGTGCCCGTGAGCGTGCGTAGCGGCTCAAAATTGTATGCCATTATACATCGCTCCCAACTTCGAGATAGCGCGCGATAGAGTAAATCTTCACGTCGCCCGTGCCAGACAGTTTCAGCCGCAAGTGATCGCACCGGCGCGGCTTGACCGGGATCGTGATCGTGTCCGTCTTCGCGTTACCCGTGTATGTGCCCATGTCGACCCATACGCCCGAAGAATCGTATTGCAGCGCCAGCGAGAGCGTAGACCCGTTACCCAGCTTCGCGCGGATATTGAACCGGCTCATGTACTGCTGATCCGGGTACTCGTAACCCATCAGCCCACTTTCAGCCGACCATGACACGCTTGTTTCCAGCGTGCCGGATGCGCCGTTCACGCTTACCAGCTTTTTTGTAGTCGCATCAATGTAAAGCAGCTCGCCGCGTGCCTCCGTGAACACAAGCGCCCGCGTTGCGTCCTCGCGATGCCACACGCCGCGGTAGGTGTCAAACGCGAACATGTGCCATGCGCCCGCACCGTCCTTCATGGAGATATAGTATTTGCTCCCGTTCGTACCTGCGACCGCGTCAGTATAACCCACATCACCCATCTGCCCGCTGATCGAAGTCGGCGTCGATCCATCGTAATAGCACACATCATTGCGCGATTTATAGAATACCTTCTCGGACACCACCACCACGGAGCGCCATGACCCAGCCTGTACGCCGCGCACCGTGTCAGTGTATAGCGTGTACTGCTCCGGCATGCTCCCGCTGATCTGATGGATACAGCCTTCCTTGAAAAACATCGGCTTGCCCTGATACGCGACCGATCCGGTAAATATGCCGTCCGTACCGACTGTGACCGCGTAGCTATCCGTAGAAAGCCCCATGAACACGTTCCAGTTCTTGAAGTCGCCAAGCTTGCAAGCGTAAATCTGATTGATCGTTTCCCCGTCGTCCATGCCGTAGAAGCAGCCCCACAGCCGGTTCTCGCTCTCAATCACGTACTGCATTTTCGGGCTTTCGCGCTTGACCGTAACCGCGCCCGCCTGCTGCGTGTATGCCTGATCGAGCAGCCCGACCACGACAATGTAATCATCGCCGCGCGTGTAAATGGTGTGCTCTTTGTTGAGATCGCTGATCTGCTTTTCGATCGCGTCGTTGTCCCCCGTATACGCACACCCGGAGAGCTTCACGCCGTCGTACTGCCCGAACTGCTTCCCGATGTTCGGCGCGCTTATCTTTGTGTACACCGACACCAGCGACACCCATTGTGAAGTCGTGGTACTGTACTGTTTCAGAACGTGAATATCAGCGCTCGTATCAATCCAAAACTGCCCGTTGGTGGGGCTTGCCGGGGCATCTGCGCCAATCGTTGCGCCCGTCGTGTCGTAGTTTGTGCCGTCCACGCGGCACATCTGGTAGGTGACATCAGCGCCCGTCACGGACGTGAATGTCGCGTCAAGCGCCCCGTGATCCGTGAGGTCTTTCGTGTTCACGTACACTTTGTCAGGGAAGATGATCGCATATGCGCCCATTGAAATGATCTGCTTCGGTAGCATGTCGGAAGCCGTGGAGAGCGAGATGCCCGCCACTTCCGCGTCATTGTAATACAGCTTCGTGCCGTCAATGTACATAAGCGCGTCCTTCGCGAGCATGCCCAGCGGGTTCGTGAGCGTCTTTATCACGCCGCGTTTGTCGCGCTGCGAAAACAGCGGGTAATACGACGAGGTTATATTCGTCTCGTCGTACCACTCGCCGGAGAGTATTCTTAAATTGTGATTGTAGCCGCCGAATGTCTCTGTATTGATCCTAGAGAGGTTCGGAGCTTGAAGTTTGGGTAGATACATACGCCCCTCCAACCTTTATGTAGGTAGCGGCCTGCTTCGGCATGTGCGTCCGGTTGTAGTAGTTTGCGAAGCTCTGGCGCGCGACGTTATACATCGCGGAAGTGTTGTTGAAACGGCTCAACTCGGAGTTATAGAAGTCTGTTTGCGCCAGCAGCCAGCGCTCATACAGAACGTCATACGGCGCGCCAACAAGCAGCGACGTGCCGGTATCCACGTCAGATGCATACCCGGAAAAGCTCTCCGGCGTGTTCTCGTCTGGTTCATGCGTGGAGATGATCTCCGTAAAAATGGCGCTGTCGCAATCAGACAGCCATTGGATTCTCTGCGCGGCTGTATGCTGATTTGGTCGTGCAGCCTCCAACCTCGCAATCGCTTCCGCTATCGTCATGGACAGCGCCCCCTTTCTTTAGCGCAGCGCCAGATCGTTCGCCCGGCGTGCCTGCTTCTCGTTGAACTCGCGCGCCTCGCGCTGTGCGCGGCGCTTCTGCCGGATCAGGTTCGCAATCGCCCGCGGAACGTGAGTAGTCTTGCCGATCGGGACAAGCCATGTCTTGCCGTTCAAACTGACAAACAAGGATTCCTCGCCCTGCGAGCCTTCAAGAGGGAGATAAACGGGAACGATCTCGCTTTCCAAGCGCGCCGCGGTATGCTCCGCAGATTCCTCGATGATCTCGGGTTTATTTGTTTCGGTTTCCTTAGCCATCTTACCCTCCTATGGTATCAGGGGGCGGTTTCCCGCCCCCGCCGTCGTTAGTTGGTTTCGTCAATCTTGGAGTAGGACGAGCAGCACTCCACGCGGAGAATGCGCTCTTCGTACAATATCTTTGTGCCGCCTTCGAACTTGTAGCCAGCCGTGGAGAACTGATCGAGAGGCCCGCCAATTTCGGACTTGTTCTTGATGATCATTTCCATGCTGCCGCCAGCAGGATCGATCATGCCATAGGCCTCGTTCCCAAGGAACAAGCAGGCATAGACAGCGGAACCAACAGTATCCGCAACGCCTTCCGCAGCGCCCTCGCCGGGGAACAGCAGATCGTCGGCCGCGGGTGTAATGCCGAGCGGAGAATCGAGCCAAACGTACTTGCTCGCCGCGCCAATGCCTGTGATCTCCACAGTGCCGACATAGCCGGTTGCCGACTTGTCGTAGACGTGAACGAGCCTGCCGACGAGATCGGCGGTCGGGGTCTCGGCAATCGTCAGCTTGTACGCAGTCGCTTCGCCAGCGGACGGGGTAGAACCGGCGTCGTTCTCGATGTAGGTCACGGTACAGGTCAGATAGCGGTTGCTAGCCGTCAGCTTCTTGCCGCTCCACACCTTCGCGTTGTGGGATTCCACAAAGCGCACGCCGTGCAGCTCGCCGACCTCGCCGTTGAAGATCTCGGTCGTGTTCGCGTACTTGTGGTACTCGATCCACTCCGGGTTGTTCACGCGCAGATCATGCGTCACGGACGGATGGATGATTGCGACATACTTGCCGTTGATCATCGGCGCCTTCATCTTTTTGAGGTGCGTCGCAGCCTTCGCAACCATCATGGGTGTGAGCTTGTTCTTCGCTGCGGACATCTGGTAACGACCAAGCGGGGTGGAGGCGTATGCGCCGTTGGAATCCAGCGTGTCGGCATACATGACATTCGAGCCGGTCATAAGCTCATTGCGCACCGCAATGTCCTCGGTATTGCCGTAGGACTGGCCAAGGCTCTCAACCGTCTCCGTGAGGATCGGATCAATGGCGTGCAGGGTGAGCAGATCGGACATGGTGACGTACATGCCGCGCTGCACGATGGGCGAAGTCAGGTACGTAAAGCCAAGGTTCTCGCCGGTCGGGATCACGCCCTCGGTGAGGACGGAGGCGTTCGGCAGTTCGTTCTTTTTGCGCCATTCGACCATGCGGCCGTGGTTCGCGGGAAGCACCTGTTTCTTGCCGAACTGCGGGAAGAAGTATTCGATCTCCGCGTTCCGAAGCAGTGCCGTGTTGTAAAAGGTTTTCATCTGCGGGGTGATGATGCCCGCCTGCGTGGTGACGTTGACGTTCGTGGACGCATCCGCGAACAGTTGGAGGTTCAGCCTGATCTTTTCCATGTAGTTATGCTCCTTCTATGGCAGGAGCACCGAATCACTGGAATGTAATCTGCTCGCCCCTTTGAGCGCGCTGGATATATTCCTTGATCTGCTCCCGCGTTAGATTCGTCGGTACTCCGACTTTTGTTGAGGCGGGCGCGCCGCCCCTTGTGCCGTTCTCCACCGGCCTACGAGAGCCGGAGGCGATTGCTTGCGTGGTCTGCTGCTGCGCGGTCTGTGCGGCCTGCGCCGCCTGCTGCTGTGTATGCTGCGCCCAGCGTATTTGCTCCCGGTCGAAGTTGAGCGCGATGTACGCAGCTTTCAGCGGTACACCCGCGCCGCGCGGCGGCTTGAGAACCATGCGCGCAAGCTCCGGGTTTGAACTCATTGCGGCTTCCAAATCGAACTCCGGGTGCGACTGCTTCAATTCCTCGGCCTGCTGAACCAGCCCCGTCAGCTCGTCCATGTCACGGGCTTCCTGCTCCGCGCGTTGGCGCTCTGATCTGTACTGCGACACTTCGCGTTCCAGCTTCTTTTGCGCCATGAGCTGTTCGACGGTTACGCCCTCGCGGAGTGCTTCATCCTCGAATAGACTGCGATCCGATTCCAGCGCCTTTGTGAGCGCGTCGGGGTCTTCCGGATCGACGCCGTACTTTGTGGCAAGCAACTCGATTGCGGGATTGTAGCGCGTCAGCCGTTCCTCGGCCTGCTTGGAATTCTTCAATCGCTTCTGGACGATCTCCTGCACCCGCGCATCGAATTCCGCTTTGTACTCGCCCTTCACAAGCTCGTCAAACGGCTTGCGGGTGGTTTCCTGCGGCTCCGGCTCTGTCTGCTCCGGTGCTTCGTCCAACTGCGCAGCGGCGGCCTGCGCGGGTTCTGCCTGCGTCTGCTGCTGTGCCTGCAATCCGCGGCGTCTCGCCCGTGGGAGTTCGTATACAGGAGCGGCGGCCTCCTGCCCTGTTGCGCCCGTTGCGGCGTCCCCTGCGCCTGCGCCTCCGTCACCACCACCGGCTCCGTCCGCGAAAAGCTGCAAGTCAAACGCCAAATAGGTATCCTTCATAAGTGCCTCCTCTGTGGTAGGTCACGACCCTCTGTTGTGATTATAATACAAAACGCTTGCGAACGCAAGCGCTTGTAGTTTCATATGAAACCGTATTCAGTTGTAAGTGAAATATGTCAGCTTATGTCCTCAAATGAAACGTGATCCGGGTATTCCTCCGCCAGCGTCATGAAGCCTGTGCAAATCGTCTCGTACACAATATCAGCATCGAACGAGAACGCCGGATTGACCGTCGCAGTAATCTCCCGCACCTCGTCCGTCTTTGCTGTAACTTCGATATCGCGGCGCTGTAGCTCGCGCAGTAGAGTGAAGAACAGCATGGACGCAGACGCGCACACAATGTCCTTTCCCGGTTCCGCGTACCCGGCGTGTCCATCAACCGTCAAGGTGTAGTCCTTCCGTGTGACCTTTATCATGCCTACGCCTCCGGTTGTGTCGTTGCCTGTGAGCGTGCCCGCGCTTTCTCCACGATCTTAGGCTCCTGCGGGGTCAGGCCGCCGCCCAGCGCGTCACCCTGTGCCACTTGTGCCGTCTGCTCTCCACCCGGCAGCGTGCCCCCTCCAAGCTCCTGCATGCTGCCCATCGCGTTCATGGCAAGCTGTTCCGCGAGCTGCGTGTTCCCGGTCTGCTGCGCAAGCGTGATAGCCATCTGCTGGTACATCATGAGCATTTGCAGCATCGTGCCGTTCTGCCGCACCTTTTCCTCGATGATATCCTTGTGCTGGAAGTCCATGATATCGAGCAGCGCGAGCGCCTGATCCGCGTTCTGCGGAGCGAGTAGCCCCATCTGGTACATCTGCAAGGCAAGCTCGTTCTGCGCGACCTTCGTGTAATTGGACATCTTTTGCGCGGACACATCCACGTCGAATACGGGCAGGCGTTCGCCCATCGGCACACCGGCGACGTTAAGCGTCTGCGGCATCAGTCCTTGATTCGAGAACGTGATAAATTCCTCCTGCGAGCCACGTCCAACAATGCGGAACTGCCGGGGGAGTGCGTAGAACTGGCGCACCAGCTCGATCACCATCACGACCATCTGCCGGTATGCCATGTAGGTTCTACGCGCGGATGCTTTGCTTGTCTTGCCTGACTGCTCTTGCATTGCGGCGATAGCAGACGCAGCGGTAACGCCGCTCTCGATCCCGCCGTTACTCACGTCACGGTTCCCGGTCGTCTCTTTAAGCTCCACGACGAGGTTGTTGAGGATATTGATTACATTGCCGTCCATGTTCGGCACGTCAAGCGCTCGTATGCTGTCCTGCCCAAGCTGCATGTCAGGCACATGGATAAACGGTTTCGTCCAGTCCGCAAATTCTTCCTCGTTTACCGATCCTTCGCCGCGCACAAACCAGCGCGGATATGCGATCATGCGCGCGTGCCTGTCGATGTTCTGATTCAGTGCGTCGATCCGCGCCTGCACGTTCTTGCCTATGTCGATGTAGCCATACCCGCAGGGGCTGCCCTCGATGGGAAACAGCGGATCGAACACGAACGGGTAATTCGCGTGATCGTACAGCCCGCGCGCGGAAAGCTCCGGGTCGTTCTCCGTCGCGTATATCACCAGCTCGTCCACGAACTTGACGTAATGGAGAAGGCGCTGCCCGTTGACGATCTTGTGATAATACCAGTCAATGACAACAGCCTTGTCAGACAGATCAACGGTATCGTCATAAAGGTATTTGTTCGGGCTTACTCCCTGCCCCGTGATATCCTCTATGCCCTCTACCTCGGCGTACATCTCCTGCAACACGTCGCGGTCGATCAGTTCCAGTGTGAACAGGTGGCGCGAATCCTGTATGTCGGTAATGCCAGGCTCCCAAAAGATGTTGAGCGCGTCGATCTTGCGTATCTGAATGTCGCCAAGCCCGTTGTGCTTGTCCTTGTCCCAAAACACACCAAAGATGCCCGTGCCCTGCACCAGCTTTTGCCAACTCTCTTTGTCGTAGCAGATTTCAAAGTCGTTCTGCTCAAGCACCACGGGCACAATGGCCGTGAGCATTTTCGCAGTCAGCTTGTCATCCTTCTCACGCGGGAGAATATTCGGCTCCGGGTACGCGTCCAGCGCGTCCGCATGCTTGCTCATAATCAAGTTGAACAGCCATGAGGACGCGGGCATAGCGTCATGCGGATTGCTCTTGTTCATGTAGTCCCAATGGCGCAGCTTCCACCACTGTTCGCTCTCGATCACGCGTTTGTCAAGCATCGCCTTGCCAGTGCGGTACTTCTCGAAAATCTTATGCGCTTCTCGCACTTCGGCCTTGCCTATCACTGGTTCCACGGGCGCAGGCTCAACCATAGGCATAGCCGCGTCCATCTGCTGTACGGGCGGCGTATGCTGCGTAGCGGGCATCCCGAGCGGGTTCATTCGTTCCATCTGTGCATCTCCCTATCTGTATATCCTTACTGCTCTTTCTGTTTCCAGCGGGTTCTTCGGCATCGGCTCGCGCTTGACAGGCAGGCGCGGGGATATGGGGTTCTCCATGCAGACATAACGCGCCTCGTCCGCTATGTGATCTTCGCTTTCGGTCTTGACGTCCTCGACCTTCTTGTCGTCATGGACGAGTGCCGGGAACGTCCGAATGAAGTCGCGGCATGTGTTGAACACCTGATACATGCACTCGCCGTTCTCGTCGAACGCGAATCGATAGTGCATCTGCTGCCAGCCATTGACGCGTGAGTTGTCCGCAGGCGAGAAGTACACGCCGTTCCTCGCCATCAGTTGCGCCGTGGATTCCCCGTGACCGTTGCCCTCCCCGAAGATAGATGGGTCTGCTATGCCCGTGATCTTCCGGCCTTTGAGCATGGGATCGCTTTCCTCAATCTCGCGTATCTGCCGCGCGATCTCATGCGCCGCAAGCCCGATCCCGCTGTCTGCCTTGCCTGTCTTGCATCCGTACCATTCGCGAATGCGGTATATCTTCCGATCCTCCGTGACCGCGTGCCAGCCCACGGAGAATGGCTTGTAATAGCCCCAGTCGAAGCCTCGCACAATGCGCCAGTGCGCCGGAGGCATGAACGGATCGACGACGTGTGTCCATAGCCGATCCTTATAGTGCGCGCTGTCGTTCGTCCACTCGCGGAAGAACTGACCCTCGAAGCTCGCCCAATCTCCGTATAGTAGCGCGTTCATCTCCGCTTCCGGCAGCATCGCGAGGTTCGCAAGGTATGACGGATCATTGTTCAGCAGTATTTGATTATCAAAAACCGTTGCAGGAATGAATATGCGTTTCTTACGCTGCGTGATCTTTGTGCCATCCGGCGCTTGAATCGTGTACTCCGATTCGATTGGCGTCATTGGCGGCGCAACATCAATGAAACGGGCTTTTACCCACGCATGCCCGCGGCCTCCGGGGTTCGCCGCGGATCTGATATATACGCGCGTCCCCGCGCCGTTCGGTCGGTTACGCGACATGAGGTATAGATACTGCGATTCCGTGAATAGGGTAAGCTCGTCAAATCCTACGAAATCGTATGGCTTTCCTTGATAGTTGTACTTGTCGTTCTCCGCGTCCATGTAGCCAAAGAAGATGCACGCGCCGGACGGGAACCGCCATTGCTTTTCCGTCTTGTTGTACTTCGCCTTCGGAAACGCACGCGGATACCATTGCAGGGTTTCGTCGATCAAGTGTTCGAGCTGCTTGTATGTGCAGCGGAACAGAATGCCGCGATAGTGGGGTATATGCACCTGACGCAGCGCCTCCATCATGAGGGCGGCAGACTTCCCGCCGCCTGCCGC